ATTCAATGCGGCATCAATGGAATCCTCGTGGTTGCATTGCTGGGCAGAGGGCGAAGAATGGATGCGTCCAAAAGAGCCAAACAGTATTCATGACAATGTCTATGGCACAGATAGGTTTACGACATTATTTACCAAATATCTTATTCACACTTTTCCTGACAAAACCGTTGCAAACATCGGAGGAGTGAGGGCAGAAGAATCGCCCAACCGTAGGGCGGGGCTTACAACAGGACAGACATATAAGCACATAACTTGGGGCAAAAGGGAATCAGAACGGTTAGGTCATTACACATTTTACCCGATTTATGATTGGAGCTACAAAGATGTCTGGAAATCTATCCATGACAACAAGTGGGATTATTGCACAATTTACAATGAATTTTGGCGGCATGGCATACAGCCAATCAAAATGAGGGTATCAAACCTTCACCATGAAACCGCGATTGACCAGTTATTTTATTTACATGAGATGGAAGCAGACACTTGGAACGCCTTGACCAAACGGCTGGGCGGGATAAATCAGACAAAGCATATGTCTAAAAAGGATATGTTTTCGATAAAATCTTTGCCGTGGATGTTCTCTGATTGGGTAGAGTACAGAGATTACTTGGTTGAAAACCTCATCCAGACTGAAGAACGCAGAGATATATTCCGCAAAGAATTTAAGAAAATGGATGAAAAGTTTTCAAATATGGCGTTACCAGAGGAGCGTCATAAGAGTGAGGTGCTTTGCATCCTTGCGAATGATTGGCACTTTACGAAACTACAAAACTTTCTTGGCAGGCCAGAGACTATTAATTTCCTCAAATTGCAGAGAGGGCAGAAGATTGATTGGAACAGACCAGAGAGAGATTTGCGTTATATTAAGCCAGAACACAGAGGCGTAGCATGAGCAAAAATCACCCAGTAAGTAATGTCATGTGGATGCCGATAGATAAGGTAGAGCCAAACGATTACAACCCAAACACTGTGGCTGGTCAGGAAATGCGGCTTCTTTATACCAGCATAAAACATGATGGATACACACAGCCAATCGTCACAATTTATGATGAAGAAAAAGATAAATATATAATAGTTGATGGCTTTCACAGGTATTTCACCTGTAAAAATAACAAAGACATTTATGAAAGCACAGATGGATGTGTTCCCATTGTGGTCATTAAAAAAGATATAAATGAACGCATGGCGGCTACAGTGAGACATAACAGAGCCAGAGGCGCACACTCTGTATCAGGTATGTCAAACATGGTATTCAATATGCTTGATAATGGGTGGGCGGATGCAGATGTATGTAATCACTTAGGGATGGAACCTGATGAGCTTCTCCGATTGAAACACATCACAGGCTTTTCTAAATTATTTGCAAATGCAGAATATAATAAAGCATGGGTGAGCAAGCATCAAATCCTATTGAAGAAGCAAATGGAAGATGAGACAAACTGATATAAAGTGATAACGAACAATGCCAAAAAAACTTACAGAAGAAATTTCAAGGGCGATTCGGGATGAGTTTATCCACGGCGTAACAAACCCGCAGGGAGAGCGTCAGTACCCATCACTCGATATGCTTGTCAAAAAACATAATGTGGCAAGGGCAACGCTTTTCCGTAGGGCTGATAAAGAAGGTTGGCAAACTGAGAAAAACCGCATCCATACTGAGTTAGAGCAACGATTAGATGCAGAACGACTAGAGAGGATGATTGAACAAGGCAAGGTGTTAGATGACAGGGCATTAACAATCGCGCAAGGTATGTTGCGAAAGGTGGCGTTACGGATGCAAAGAGGTTTTAAGGATGAAGAGGCAAACCCAGAATTTGGTGGGTTAGATGTTGATACTATCCGTGAGTTGTCTCAAATCGCGATTAACGCACAAAAGATAGGAAAATTAGCATTAGGTCAAGCACAAGAAATCAGCAAGGTAAGTGCAGATGTTAGCAACCCAGAAGCCTTCCGAGAGGTTATGGAACAACTTGACGAAATTGCGGCGGCAAGGTCATCTCGCTACAAGCACACTCTACAATGAGTGGCAGTCAACAGCCAGAGATTCCCAATTAACGCCGCCAACAAGCCAATATGGTGATTATTCTATATGGCTTATCTTAGCTGGTCGTGGCTGGGGCAAGACCCGCACAGGGGCTATGGATGTAATTCTATATGCACTGAGAAACCCAGAGGTTCAAATTGCTGTTGTTACACCTACTTTCGGAGATATACGTCGTGTCGCGTTTGGTGGGGTATCTGGAATCCTCAAGAATCTGCCGCCTGAGTGCATGATGCAAGGCCGTGGTAGGGGTTACAACGCATCAGCATCAGAAATTACACTCTACAACGGCTCAAAGATAATGGGCTTCTCAGCAACAGAGCCAGACCGTTTGCGTGGTCCACAGTTCCACAGAGCATGGTGTGATGAGCTTGCGGCGTGGCAATATCCAGACACCTTTGACCAACTCATGTTTGGCTTACGTTTAGGTCAAAACCCGCAGTGTGTTATCACTACAACCCCAAAACCAACACCCATTATCCGTAGTCTTGTGAAGCGTACAAACATCGTTATCACAAGAGGAAGCACCTTTGAAAATTCTGATAATCTTGCACCCGCCGCTCTGGAACAGCTAAAGGAGAAGTATGAAAACACACGTCTTGGTAGACAGGAGCTTTACGCGGAAGTTCTTGAAGATTACGAAGGTGCATTGTGGTCATTCTCTATGATTGAATCCACACGCAAAAGCCCAGAAGAAATCCCAGAAATGCAGAGAATTGTTGTCGCTATTGACCCCGCAGTTACCAGTAATGATGATAGTGATGAGACAGGAATGATTGTTGCTGGTCAGGGCGTTGATGGAAGATACTATGTTCTTGAGGATATTTCTGGTAAGATGACACCAGATGGGTGGGGTCGCTTGGCAGTCGATATGTACTACAAGTATCAAGCAGACCGCATCGTTGCTGAAGTCAATAATGGTGGCGATTTGGTGGAACGTCTGATAAGAACAGTAGACAATAACGTACCATATACGCCAGTACACGCCGCTAGGGGAAAGATGGTCAGGGCTGAACCCATCGCGGCATTATATGAGCAAAAGAAAGTCTCCCATGTGGGATTGTTCAATGAGTTAGAAGAACAACTTTGTTCATATTCTGGCGGCAGCAAGAAATCCCCTGATAGGTTAGATGCCTTAGTTTGGGCTATTACAGAGTTAAGCCAATCCAGTGGGACGGCGTTTTGGAGAATAAGCTAATGGGCATCGCAGATTATTTCAAAGGGCTATTTACATCTACAACAGAGACCAAAGAAGCACCACAGGTGCTAATGAATTATGTCTCATCCACGCATTACCGCAAGGATGACTTTCAAAGTTACTCAAAAGAGGGATACCAAGAGAACGCAATTGTATTTAGGTGCGTCAATGAAATTGCTAACGGTGCGGCGGCTATCCCTTTCAAAGTCTTTCAAGGCGATATTGAATTAGAACAACATCCATTACTCAGCCTTTTGGCTAGACCAAACCCCCTTATGGCAGGGGTCGAATACTTTCAAGCCCTTTATAGCTACCTTCTTTTATCTGGCAACTCATATGCAATCAGAAGTGATGTCAATGGTGCGCCTAGAGAATTGCACCTTTTACGCCCAGACAGGATGAAGGTAAGGCCAAGCAAGACAAGCATACCAGAAGCATACGAATATATGCTGAATGGCAGGGTCGTTAAAACATATGATGCTGACCCAATCACTGGTCAAAGCGAAGTTAAGCATCTGAAAATGTTTCACCCGATAGATGATTACTACGGTATGTCGCCATTAGGTGCGGCGGCTATTGATATTGATAATCACAACGCCATTAATAAGCACAACATCAGCTTGCTCAATAATGGTGCTAGGCCATCAGGGGCGATAGTATTTAGACCGATGAATGACCGTGGCGTTCCAATGCAGTTATCAGATGCACAGCGCAAACAGCTTTCAGATGATGTGGATGCCAAGTTTAGTGGTCCAACAAATGCGGGTCGTCCTCTGTTGCTTGAGGGTGATTTTGATTGGCGAGAAATGGGTCTTTCGCCAAAGGATATGGATTTCTTACAACAGAAGCACATGGCGGCAAAAGATATTGCACTTTGTTTTGGTGTCCCTAGCCAGCTTATTGGTATCCCAGATAGCCAGACATATGCCAATGTTCAGGAAGCGCGGCTTGCTCTTTATGAAGAAACAATCATCCCATTGGCGATGAGAGTGTGTTCTGATTTCAATGAATGGCTTGCGCCAGCTTTTGGTGATGACATCAGTATTAAATATGATTACGAGCAAATACCCGCCATGACAGAACGCCGCCGCCGTGTATATGAAAACGTGGTGGCCGCAGTCCGCGAGGGCATTATTTCTCGTAATGAGGCAAGAGACCGTCTTGGTCTTGAGCCAATTAAAGGGGGTGATGATGTCTATATCGCGGCTAATCTTTTTCCTTTGGGAAGCACAGAGACCGCACCAGCAGAAGGGGCAGAAGCAGAAGAGGACGGAAAAAATGCTTATGGCGAAGATTACTTTGATAATGGTGGATATAAGAGTGAAATTGAAAAAGATGTATTCACAACTGAAGAAGAAGCTGAAGAACGTGCGGAAGAAATAGGTTGTGTCGGAACACACAGCCATGAGACTGATGATGGCACAATCTTCA